ACAAGCAGCTCTATCTGTATGTGGAAGCATGGAAGATCCAGCAAAGTAAAATCTATCAAAACAATAAGTTTCAAATAGTGGTTCTTCTAATAACTCTTCTAAAAAATGTTTAATCTCAAAAAGGACTGGTCTTAGTTTAGGGTAGTTGTATCTACAAAAAGTATTTCCCCTTATAACTAAATTCTGATCTTCCTGAGTGGACTCTACATAAGTTCCTGTCTTATGATATCTAAGAGTTTTTGATTCTCTTGATGGAGGATCTTCCACATACTTAGAAACATCAATTAAATTTTTTACTCTAATAAAATCCCACTGTTCTATTGCCATGCTGGTCCCTCAACCCAACCGACTAAAGACTTCCTACATCCAGAAGTAATTTTTCTAACTCTATGTTTAACTCTACTATCAAATACAACTATAGTACCTCTAACTTTGGGTGCTATAAATCTATGATCGTTGTCAGTTAAAAATTCTAGTTGTCCACCAGTGTAGTCTTCTGGACTTGAAAGTTGTACGCTAAAAGATAATTTTCTTGGATTGGGTGTACCATATGCATTATCAGTATGCCACCTATAGTGTTGACCCTCTCCGTAAGAAGTATATTGAATGAATCTTTTTCCGAAAGAATTAATTTTATACTTAAAATTTTCTTCGTTTGCTTTCAATACGTAATGATAACAAAAACCAGCAATCCAATGATTACTGTTCACCCATGAAGAGTGACTGTTTCTAATTACTAGATCTGTTTTTAATTCACCATTAAGTGTAGAAGGTTCTAGATCATCTTCAAAAGTATCATCTTCTAAAAAGATATCAATTACTTCTTTAGGTAACTGAGTCTTATACCAGACCGCTTCATATGCCATTACTCAGCAGAAGCAGTTTCTTCTTCTTCTTTTTCTTCTGGTGGATTCAACAGATCTAAAGTTTCTAGACCACCTTGTAGTTTAATTTTATATTCTTTTGCTTTAGCAAGGTTAGCTTCCAACTCAGCAATCTGCTTTTCTGTGTTAGCAAGTTGCTCGTCAAAATTTTTCTTGAGTTGTTCAGTGTCCATGGTAATCAAAAATGATAGTGTGTATTATTATTTATTAACGATAGTCATGTTCCATGAAATGGAAATACGATCTTCTTCTGTTTCATTTGGCATTACTCTATGAAGCATGTAAGATGGGAAAACCATTACACAACCTTCGTCTGGTTCTACCCACATAGAATTGCTAACGTTGTAGGGATCTTTGTGTTCACTATTACTAGAGTTGATAAGTTTGAACGCTACGAAATGAGAAGGGTTTTCAAACTCAATCATTCCAGATTCCTTTGAAGTCTTCACCCAAAAAACAGCAGAGAGATCTGCCCCTGGATGAGTGTGACGATCATTACAAGATCCTGGCGGATTTATATTCAACCAAAGATTTCCAATACTACATGTCAACCCATCTTTTAAGTAATCATCTAAACATGTACCAACTACAGGAAACAACTTTTCCTGGAATTTTATGGGAAGATTGTTTATTGTATCCGACTGCCATCCACCGTTGTTTGATTTAGATACACCAGTAGGATTAATTTCTTTTTGTTCGTAAACGTAGTTAATTAAATCGTTCCTGAAAGAATAATCAGGAAGATTAAACTTCATCAACAAATGTGGGAAAGCTGGGATGATATCAATATTGATCATCTAATGAATCCATTGAATGTCATTCTATTCGTTCTCCATTTCTCTTGTTCAAAGTATAAACTATGCCATAGGTTTCCTTCGTACACAATGAGAGAATTAAATTCTTGTGGTTCTACGTGATAACGTTCCCACTCTTTATATTTAACTTTAGACGGATCAAAATTAACTAGAGCTTGGGTGGCATTCTGTAGTCTTGCTGCTCGGTAGTTTTTATCATATGAGATATACTCTTCATTAGTCTCTACACTTCTATAGAAAGCCGTGCCATTGTTATCACCATCATATTCATCTTCTTGATTTAAAGAAAGCACAGAAGCATATCTCATATCATCTGTGTGTGGATATAAACTTGAGAATCTACACTTCTCTTTTATATCATAAATTTGAAAAGTAAATCTACAATGATCAGGTGCTTTCATTACTTCATTGCTTCCTTCAAAGTAATGCTTACAAATATAAAAGTATGGTTGATATAAAATTTTTCTAAAAATACCAATGTTGTGAATAAACCCAGGTAAGTTAGTGTACTCTCCATTGAGTGTAGAAGCATACTCAGTTGATTGAGCAAACAGTTTAACATCTAATGGATTTCTGAAAAAATTTCTTACAATGATAATCCTATTTTTATGATGTCCGATATGTTTTTTCTGGACATCCCAAGCAGTAGATGGGTTAACTGCAAATAATTCTTCATTAACTACTTTCATTTTGTACACTCCGAAATTGTGACTTCATATGGTCCTGTGTTTACTCTGTTCGGAACTATGTTCATAGAAAGAGTTACTCTATTTGCTGTGGTATTTTTACTTTCATATCCATGATCTAATCCTGCTGGCCAGATTAATATTTGACCTTCTCTCTGTTGGGGAGTATTTGATAGCGTAGAAAATGGAGATGGGTTATCAACCCATGGACTCAACTTAGGCATGGGTGTGTTGGGATAAAATGGATTAGCGAATGACAAATGTGAATGTAATTCTGGATTAAAATTAACAAAGTAATTTGCTGCTACCATAGCACACCCGTGATGATGAAACCCTAGAAAACAATCATCGGAACCAATGTTCAACCAACTATTAGTAATTAAAAGATTTTCGTATCTAGTATATCCAAATACTTCTTTGATGTAATCATCACATCTTCTTATAATAAAATCTCTCAGTTCTTTTACTTCTGGATGATCAACATCTCTAAAGAAACTTTGATGTTCTAGATTATATAGATGATCGATATTAACGTCATCTACATATAACTTGTCAGTATTTTCTATGATGTGATTAGTAACTACCTCTTTAAATTCTTGGTGTCTTGGGTAATCATATACACCAATCGGTAAAACAAATAAAGGTTTAAGACTCATTTTTTTCTAAGACCATAATGAATAATCCATTCCACCAATGTGATTGGTTCTCAATAATTTTACTCAAGATTTTTCTTTCAAAATAGATTGTAAAGTTATTGTCTTTGACGAATTGAACAGCAGATTCAATAACGCCATCGAAGTTAGCATCATCAACAACAAGAATAAACTTGTCTGCTAAGAAAGGAACGAGGTGATTTAAATTATTTAGTTGCTCCACATAATCATGGTTGGCATCATAGAAAACCACATTAGGTTTGTACCCTTCAAAATCATCCTCATTCAATTGTTGAACACTTGATCCAATAAAGGTGGTGTTACCATTTTCGTGACGTTCAAAGTTTTGTTGGAACACCTCAAGTGGATTACCAATTTCAGTCCAGTTGACATGCTGCATCATTGGTTTGATATCCAATTCTGAGAAATCGTCAACACCAAAACACTTGTTCTTGTGACCCATCATAGCGGCAAAGAATGTGCCACCCATGTAAGTACCCAACTCAAGGTAAACTGAATCATCATATGAGCACAGATTGTTTAGGAAGTGCTGAACCCTAGCAGAAGTTAAACCACGTGGAGCATAATTTTCTATTTTAAAATTAGATCTATAACATAGAGCATCATCAATAGCATCTAAAGTTCTTTGTGTATAATCCTCAACCTCATATACATCACCTTGCTTCTTGAGATGTGCATCCACTACATTTTCACAGTAGTTACAATCCCAACAATCAAAATTACATGTCTTGATTTTCTTTCTCCAAAGATTGATAGGAGCATCTTTGACTGCCAAGTCTTCCATGTACTCATCAAACTCTGGGAATAGAAGTTCATCCTCCCTGCTCCAACGTTCGATAATATCCATAGACTCTTTCAACCTCAGGGCATTTTCTCTACCATGTAGTTTGAAAACATCAATACCTAAATCTAAAAACTCATTCCAATCTTCACGCCATGGCGGGAGATTTGCTGCTTTTAAAGAAGCGGATGGATCTTCAATATCCCATTTCTGACAAGAATTGGTGCTGATAGGATCCATGAAGAATTGGGGAGACTTCCCTTCTCTTGTATTATTGAAGTGATAATGCTCATCCATAATAGAACATCCACCCCAACAACCTTCATTAGCAAGGAGAGATAACTCTACTGGTTTACCAATAGCAGCACAATGTTCTCTTGCTTTTATTACTTTCTTGAGACCATCACGGTCTCTCATCATATCTCTATCAAGGTTAATGTAATGGAATCCTGCTTTAGCAAGAGATACAATATCATTTGGTTTGGTTACATTTCTAAGAATAGTATTCTTGATTTGTAGATCTGGAAAAGCTGCTTGAATTTGACCAGAAGATACCCAGGTAGTGTGTGGAATTGTAGCAATCTTAATTCCCATCTCGTATAGTGGACGGAAATTATAGATAAACAAATCTAGGTTATCTTGATCTGGTCTAACATATATGTTATTAAAAGTAGCAGACAAAGGAATCTCTGTCTCTCTTGAAATAACCTGAGCATTAAAAACTAGTTGTCTCGTGTCGCCATCAAATACATCACCCATAGCATCCTGAGTGAAAGGCGGCATTCTACAAGTAAAATATAAATCCCTAATGTAATTCCTATGAGCACACAACCAAGGAATTAGATACGAGTCAACAAATACTTTCTCAAGCTTCGGATTTATCGGAAGACTGAAGACGGAATTTTTCTTTTGGAGCATTTGTTTCATCGTTAATCACCTCGGGCAATGATGGAGTTTGTGGTCTATCAAATGATTTTAATTGGGGAACTTTAAACTCATCCGATTCCAAAAGATTTCTAACTTCTGGAAGTAACTGCTGTGTTAATTTATCTACACCAGCAGTCAACATTGTAGCATGTTCTACAGCACCTTGTATAGCTAGTAACTGATCTTCGGGTGGCATTTGTAATATAGAATCCAAGTTGCCACTACCAATCCTGCCTAGCGTATGCATGTCAACAGCAGACTGTTTTGCCATACGAGTAATCCAATACTTACGATCTTCTTCCTCACTGACTTCAAGGTAATCTAGAAGAGGGATGTCTGGATCTTTAAGATCTCTAACGATGTCACAAAAATCTTGAATCTCTTGCTCGAAAGATTCTTCCTTTCTTTCAAAAATAGTTAAGTCGTAGAAAGCTTTCTCTAATTCAATTTCGAGATTCTCTATTTCTAGTGGATCTTTTTCCCACTCAATAGATCTTTCTAACTTTTTAATTTTATTCTTACAGAGTTTAATTCTATACTGTAACTCTGTGAAACCATGATTTCTAGTTTCCAACTCCATCAAAGCCTGCTTCATTTTCATAAATGGAGTCAACTGAGAACCGACTACGAAAGCGGTATTCTGATACTTAGTTTGTCCACCTTGTAAATTGAGAGACGCTTCAATAATACTACTGTTATCTAAATCTGATCGTTTTACAATAGCATCAGAATCCAAAGGTTCCATATTTAAGTTCTCCATTTAATCTAGTTTGATGTTCATCCATTCTGCCCATAGCGATACCTTGAGCAGATGGCATACCAATATGGAAATAATCTTCATACAAAATGTTCATATCCCACATGTTATCACAGTTTTTAAATTGTGATTTGATGGCATGATACTTCCCTAATAGGGCAGCATAATCTAATACATATTTATCATGTTTCTCAATAACCTTTTTAACCAGAATATCTTTTGGTATGCCTCTGGTAATAGCAAGGATATTTAAAAATGGAGTTTCAGCATCAGGATTTTTTAACGCTGCTTTTGCTTCTGGTAATTGATACGCCCATGACTCACTTTCTACATCATGGCAGTTCTTGAAGTTTTTAAATCTTAATTCAAATTCTCTCTCAACAACCAAGATAGAAATCTTTTTCATAAAAGAGACAGCGTTAGCTATCTTCTTTTCGGTCATTGGTAATTTCTTTTTCTCAAAAACAATCTTTCCTTTATCATTCATCTCACCGACATACTCTTTATGATGTCCTCTAATTTCATGAGCGAATCTTTGTCCAGCACGAACTTCGTCTTCTGTAAACTCTACATAACGTTTTAATCCTGACTTGAGATTAGAAAAAATCTCATACTGCATTGTAATAGTCTGGATATTAAAGAAGTTTTCGTGAATAAGGTAAGTTGTTTCGTGAGGTGGAATATCTAAAGCTTTTAAATCTTCAGCGGTGAGTGCCATATGAACTACACCTTTCTGTACCTCTTCATCGCTGTTAATAAATTTTCTAGTTTCTAGTTCTAGAGGATGCTGTGGTTCATACTTCGGACGTAGAAGATCCTTCTCTTCCACCATATGTGATGGAATTTTAGATTGCCATTCTACTACAAAATCTCTTTCTTCTATAAAATTTCTTTTTGTTTTCATCACTGATACCTAGTTGCTGTTACAGTAAACGAAGCGGAGTGACATGCTCCAGAAGATTGTCCCTGGTGTCCTTTTGGTTCCGTCTTGAATCCCATAAGAACAAACGAATCAGTAGCGTGGAATAATTTAGCAGTTCTATTAGTCTGTCTGGCATTACCAGAACCACCAGTACCAGTGTAGTTACCTAACATGTAACCCCAGTCTTGACCCATGGACATATTTTCTTCACCAGAAGATACATCAGATTGGTTAAATGTACTGATCTTAGTTCCAGTGTTATGGGTGAACTTCATCCACTGCTGGGTGTTGTTACCACCATTACCATGATATCCAAAGTTCCACTTTGTGGATAGTGACTTCTTCCATCCGTCACCTGCTAGATCAGTAGTAGACCAAGATCCTGTAGTCTCTGTAGCAAATTCGATGTACTGGGAATTAGATGTATCACCGAAAGCATATCCTCGGATCTCACCTTCGGTAGCACTTACATAGTTATTTGTGTGACCACCAGAAACTCTAGACATAATTTCTGAGTGGAAGTTCATTCTACCCCACTTAGAACTACCCCAGTCTCCACCACCAGTGGTGTATCCTCTTTGTACTTGCTGACCAGATGTAGAACCACAGTCATCAATAGAAGACCAACCATCCCAAGAAGCACCAATATCATCTGGAGTGGTAGAGTAACCATCACTATGTCCATATGTGCTATCAACACCTAGTCCTCTACTTGTTCCAGTGTGGAGGTTAATAGATGCTGTGTGGTTACTTGATCCAGAGTAAGAGTTTGCTGTACCATAAACATATCCGTTATAGTCACCAAAGTTTCCATCAACATACGATGCTGCTCGGTCTAACTGGTCACCACGACATACGGTAACGTCGGTAGCATGATAAGTTTGGTTAACTGTTCTCCAAGGATTAGATCCTCTATATCCACCACAAAGGAATCCGTGAGTAAAGATACTTCTATATTTAAATTCAGATCCGATAGTTACTTGATATTGATTTCCTTGGTTGTCAATCCACGTTCCAGTACCAGAGAACGGTAGATATCCAGATTCAGGAACTACAGGGTTCTGTAAGTTAATACCTCCAGTATCAGCAGTACCACCAGGGTATGCTGTTGACGTTCCCGTATCTTCAAAAGTAGTTGGGTGTGCCCAGAAAGCTGATTGTCCATCGGACATCAACATAGCACCCATAGTAGATACAGACTGATCGGGTAAGGAAGCAAAAGGTAACCCATTCTTAAGTAGACTTCCTGTAAAGTTCAGGTCGCCAGTCACACCCAATCCAACTTCGATATTGACCGAACCAGTACCCGTAATGGTAGTAATATCAGTGACTTTTATTCTGGATGCCATGTCTTCTATCTAGCTATGTGGTACTATAATAATAACTATTTATGATTCTGGCTTCGGATACAAGTTTTTAACCTCATCAATAGCAGTTACCCATTTCCCTTGAGCAAGATTACCATTTTTTAGATCATGATATAACAGATCAAGTTGATCTGCAAGAGAAGGATAACAAGCGTATCTTTTTTCCTTATACCTAGAATCTTTAACTTTTTGTAAGTATCTTTGTTTAGCATCTTCTAGTGCTTTAGCACCTGGCATTTTAAATCCATGGTCTAAAGTTAACTTACCCATTTCTTCTTTGGAGGTAATTCCAAATTCTTCATAAAGAACTTCTACGATAGAAATATCTTGAGCAGTTCTTTCAGAAGGAATAATTCTTATTTGTCTTACTGTCATTTGATTAACTCCAATATCCGAAACACCATATGTGGACATAATGTGTTCCACCACTTATGCCTTTACCTAATTGATAATAGATAGTATTACTGTTGGTTGAGATTACACCACCATCTGTCCAGTAACCATAATTATGTGGAGAACCCGAAGCATCTCCATCATGATATAGAACAAATTCTTGCCAAATACTACTTGTACTTGAGGTGAGACTCCAGTTACTTCCTGTAGAAGCATTATCATAACCACCAAAAATAGAAGTAACGTGATCGTTATGACTACTATTATATCCAGTGACATGATAGTACCCACTTACTAGCAATGCTTTTGCCGAAGTTGGTACACCAAAAACACCACTTGCTGATAGAGTTCCTGAAGAACCACTAGTATATGAAGTGGTGTAATAACCAGGGGTAGTTAGTCTTGTAAAAGAACTACCACCACCAACGTTTTGCCAAGAAGTGCCATCATAATATTCGACAGCACCCTCGTCGGTATTGATACCGAAGGTGCCATTTGCTGGCGAAGGTGGTCGAGAACTGTTTCCCCAGGTTGCCATTTTCATAGAACCCCCTGATACATTCAGGGTACTGCCACTCGGAATAACAATTTCGTTATTATATGTTGGTAGTCCTTGTAAATTATGAACTTGTAATGTACTCATTTTAGATAATACTCCATGTACCGCCGTCAGCAATAGTGATTACTACTGTATCTTGAATTGTGATTGGACCAAAACTACCACAGTTTGTATTAGCTGGAACAGTGATACTTTCAGTAGCAGTGTTTCCATTCGCTTTGAACAGACCATAAGAGTCAATCCATTGCTTCTGTCCATTGGCATATAGGACATTGGCATTTGATCCATTCGTTAAGGTAGTGCCCTCAATATTTACATCTCCATCAATGTGAAGAGTAGCAGACGGGTCTGCTTTATTTATACCAACTTTAGACATCCTATAAATGTCTAGTTGGTTGCTTGCTTCTGTCCATCTGGAAGTAACAAACTCTTCATTGTTCTGGAAGAACTGACCATTGAGGTTCATGTCTCCTTGAACATTTAATGAATAATACCTTTCAACTGCTGTAGAACCACTGTTATCAGTTCCTTGGAATGTTGTGGTATTAATACCAACTCTATTTGTAGTACCTTCAATCGAAAGTGCTGGAGTTGATTTATAAACTCTCTTATCAGTACCATTATTAGGAGCACTATTGATAGTAGTGTTATCCGTAGCAGTAATTTCAAAGATGTCACCACCAATAATTCCATTACCAACTCGGAAGTTACTTGAGTAACCAGTAATAGTTCCACCACCACCATCTGGACCTCTAGTAGTTCCATCAGCACCAGTAGTAGCACCATCGAAGAACAATGGAGCATTGTCATTGTTGCCAACGTTACCTAAGTAAATGCCATCAACAACCGTTAAAGTAGTATCAAAGTAACCAGTGCCTCCAACATGTAGTTTGTATGATGGATTAGTTTCGTTGATACCTACATTACCATTGTAATCAACTCTTAGTTTTTCGGATATAGTATTTGTACTAATACTGGTTCCTGCTGCTGTGTAAACAACAAAGGCACCAGATCCTTCTTTATTTCTATTGTTAGCGTCACCATTCTCACCAATTTCAGCACCAATTCTTACATGGGGATTGCCGTTTCCATCTTGATCTACAAAGTTGAAATCAATAAACGTTTTCTGTTGTACGAGATCTCCAGTACCAGGGTCTGTGAAATCTCTTACATCATTTGTAAATCTAGCTAGAGTAGTACCAGTGCTGCTACCAGAAGTATTGGTTCTTTGATATACATCTAATTTGTAATCTGGAGATGTTCCAATACCTACCCGATCATTTGTAGCATCGGCAATAAGTGTAGTGGTATTTACTGTTAAGTCTCCACTATCAACAATGTCTACATCACCATTGAATGTTGATGTACCATAAACAACCAACGTAGCATCACTATTGGTGTCTCCAATTTGTAAACCACCCTGTAGGATACCACCATTAATAGGTAGGTTGCCAGAAGCAGTACCAGTAAGATCAGCAGTAATTACATTAGCAGAGAAGTCTCCATCCTCATCTCTCATTACGAGACTACGAATGTCTACGTTGAGATCTGGATTGAGTTTATCGAAGTTGGATGTTCCACCAGTTTGGGTATATGTAGATCCAGTATTGGTTGCTGTAATTAATGTATTACCAGCATTCCAAACAATGTTAGAACCAACGGTGAAAGCATTTGGACTTGTTACAAGAACATCGAGAGATCCACTACCGTTATTATCATTACCACCAGATGCTTTAAATCCAGAGTTATACCATAGTGATGTGTCAGTTGGTGTTGTAGCAGAAGATCTAAACCAAATTTGTGGTGTGGTTTGACTACCCTGCTGACCATCTTCTCTACCCATGATGAGGAAAGATTCACCAGCAATACTCTCAAGACGGATTGCTTCGACGTTACCATCTGGCATTCCATCAGAATTGGCATCAACAGCAGAAAGACCGTAGTCAGCAAATGGAATTTGTACAGTGTCATCACCAATGTTTACAGCTGGGAATGTAGCGCCAGAAGCATCAGTAAAGGTGAAGTTGCCACCAGTGCTTAGTGTTCCAGATACAATAGCGTATAGAGCAGTGTAATCACTAATGGTCTGTGTGGTATCAACTTCATCACCTTCGATATTATATACTTTGATTTGTGATACTCTAATCTGACCAGGATCATCTCCAGAAGCAGTTAGTAGTTTTACGTCACGGGGAGTATCTGTGAATGGAGAATTATCAAAAGCATTGATAACAGACGCTGATACTTCAGCGATGTAAATATCATATCTCTTGCCAGTTCCAGTATCCTCAAGAATTCTTAGTCTAGTGTTGAAATCTTTCTGGGTTTGGTATGTTGGAAGCCTTCTGTCACTTAGATCTCCATAGGTAAATGTGTTGGCATTCATGTACCACTTACCCGTCCTATTTCTTAGACGATAAGCATTTGGTCCTGCAATTTCAGAAGTGTTTGCTGGGTCTTCAGAATAATCATTCTGGGAAGACCAGATCTTACCCCAAGAACTCCATGCTTGTTCTGATACAACAGAACCCGAACTACCTCTAACATAAAGATTGTTACCATCAGTAAAGGCAACCTGAACTACACCACCAAATTGGTTCGTAGTACCAGTACCACCACCTCTAACAGATAGAACAGTATTGTAATCAGATGCTGTACTGATAGTTCCAGTTGGGTTTTGTGGGTCTGGTTTTGTTGGAGGATCTAATAGTTGGTTAGCATCATTTCTTCTTACAGCAACCGTAGCACCAGCACGAAGACCTGATGGATTTAAATCATTTGTTAGAGAACCAGACTGTGCTGATAGTGTAGCGGTATTACCAGATTCTCCAGTAATATCAATGGTATATTCTCCAGATAGATATGCTGGTTTTAGTCTACCAGCATTAATATTATCAGCGTCTCTGTAGAAACTACCTTGTTTACCATCTAGGAGGTCAGCATCTAATCCAGAGTCAATACCAGTATCAATTTGTACTGAACCATTATCACCTAGAATAAACTGAGATTTCTTAAATCTAGAAACACCAACTGTACCAAACTCATCTCCAGACAAAGTATCTGATGATGCTCTGTCGATGTCAATAGTAATGTCACCTTCTAGTTTTGGTTCGTTGGTAATCTTTGCTTGGAGAATTAATCCAGAACCACCAGTTCCAATTTCTGATGGTGGATTGATTTGGAAGTCTCCGTTGAAACCAACCCCTGGGTTGTTAATAACTACGTTAGTAACTACTCCACCAGTTACTGTGATATCTAATCTTAAATCAGAACCTCCAGATCCTCCTGATACAGGAATGTTGCCATAAACTTTATTACCAGCAACTGGTGTAGCATCGGCAGCAAATCCAGATCCTCCATTGACAATTAGAACTTCGGATACAGAACCAGTTGTTCTTAGTAGCGAAGAAATCTTAACAGGAGAGTCGGGTCTGCTGAACTCAATGATAGTACCAGCAGCAATAGTTGAAGTTAGACCATCACTTAATGTGATTCTTACGTAGTTTGTAGTTCCAACAGTAACTGATACTACTTGATCAATAGTAGTTCCTGCCTGTACACCAGTTTGAGTAACTACAGAATGACCAACAACTAAAGCAGCTGTATTGTTTTCAGCATTAACTTCAAACAGAATGGTATCCGAAGCAGAACTTGTTGCCGTTCTTAGGAAATATCTATTCTCAATATTACGTAGTGATTTTACAACCTTCTTATACGATTGATCACCAGCAAGGAATGTATTAGAGTTTGCTGATTCTGAGTTGTCAGCAAGAATGTCGGTTGGGATAGGACCATCAACAATAGCATCAGCAGAAATAGTTCCTGTGTTCAGTGAGACCCAGTTAGCATCATTAGAAGCAGAGGTGTTGATAACTCTAATAATATCTACGTCTTCGGCAGGAACATCACTGGATTCGATAAAGTCATTAGGACCAATCTTGATGCTGTTAACAATATCACCATACAATCTAGATTCAATTTCAGCGTCTGCTTGTGCTCCGCTACCACCACTGGTGTTTGTGAATGAGATTGTAGGAACGCTGTTATATCCTTGACCACCAATATAACCATTAGAAGAGACTAAATTAATAGCAACAACTTCGCCACCAGCAACGACTGCTTCTGCCACAGCAGCAACATGTCCTAGTGAAGTTCCCGTGTCTGTAATAACAACGGTTGGTGGGTTTGATGTTGAGTAACCAGATCCACCACCATTTTCAGGAATGATAATACTCTTAACTACTCCAGGTCTATATTCGGTAAGTTGAATCTTACCACCAGTAACACTGCCAGTGAAAATATCATTAACAGTAAATTGTAATGTTGTATCTACAGTAATGCCTAAGAACAACGAGTCATTATCTGTATTGAGAATGTATGCTTCTCCTGCTTCTACAGCAATGTCACCAGCTCTAACACCTTCTAGTGCTAGTCTTTCCTGTTCGTTTGCTACACTATAAACTTCAATTGGACTTGTAGTTGGTAACTGAGATTCAGAAATCAGACCCTGATCATTCAGTTCTACGAGGTTTCTTGGAACTCTGTTGGTAGTAAATCCTTTGCCAATATATTGACCAAGGTTGTTGATTACAAAATCTCTAACTGCTTTTTGTGTAGGTAGAGTCTTGTCATCAGCGTCAGTTCCACCGAGAGTGTTCAACTTACTGAAACCAGTAATTGTTACGTCACCACCACTCAGTTTCAGGAAGTCAACTTCCGAGATAGAAACTGTACCCTTGAACTGGATGTTACCAGTTCTGTTTTCAATGATAACGAAGTCACCAACTTTGAAGTCACCAAGTTCGTCAGTACCAGAAGCATAGACTCTACCGTAGTCTTGTGATACTTGTTCGTTAGTACCAAACTTAATACCACCGTTTTCTGGTAGAGCATCATAGTCAGTACCAGATCCCACAAATTCAAACGTGTGAGAAGAAGAGTTAACAATAGATGGTCTATGTAGAGAGATGTTCAAACCATCAAGAGCTGATGGCGACACTGCTAAACCAGTTGATATGTTGTTCAGATCGATAACTGATGCTCCAGTACCATCTGTTACAGTAATTTCTGCTCTGTATGGAGGACCCTCTTGGAGAACCTTAACTTCATTGATGAAATATTCTAGATCTGGATCACCAGTTTCATGTCCGTCAACCTTAACAATGTAATGCTCAAGTGGTGCTCTACCTAAGTTATCAACAGTGAAGACTGTTAGACCAGCAACGGACTCATTTACAGCATCAATATATGCTCTTTGATAACCTAGAGCAGCGTCATAACCAGCATCGAATGAGTATGCTTCTCTTCTAAATCCAGTTGCTCTAAGAGCAAATGTACCGAAGTTAGAAGCAGAGTTGGTAACAGAAGCATATCCACCTGTTTCGGCAAGGATGCCATCTACGGTAAAGATACAGAAGACAGAAACTAACTGAACATAACCATCTTCGATGATCTTATATCCAGTACCATTCTTTTCAGAAACAATCGTGAATGCCGAAGCAACCATAGATTTACCCTGATTCGGGAAGGTTGCTTTACCATCGGACAGACCAGGGAAAGGACAGTTAGGATTCTTAACTTTAGAACCATCGACCAGAGCACCGCTACCACCAATCTTAGAGATGATAGAAGCATTCTGAGTATATGGAGATGCTGAGATAATTGGTAGATCATCATATACAGCACGAATTGTTACGTAGTTTCCACTAGCATCTCGAAGAATATTATCTGGATAGGAAATTACATTAGAACCAGTATAAAGAGTTCCTGTTGTCTTTGTTGTGGATCCTGGTTGGATAGCAGATGAACTATTATTGTCGGCAGCGTATTCTAGAATGCCATCGATCAAAGCAAACGACGTTGTTAGAGTTGCTTCAACATCAGCACATGGGGCACTACCACCACTAGGATAAACACCAACAACGTTGGTTCCTGTTACACGCTTAAATGTGTGTGTTGATTGTGGGAGATGTTGAATAACACCAGGAGATGAGGCAACGTAAGTATGTGTTGACTGTGGTTCATGCTTGATAGCATTGGTAGTAGCACTTACAAACGTGTGTGTAGAGGTGTCAGATGATGTACCTACGTTAATAGTAAACGTACCATCTTGTCTCTGTACTGAATTAGGAGCAAAACTTACGTAGGTGTGTGTAGACTGATCTCTAGGAATTGGTAAACCACTAATTCTAATAGTATCAAGATCGACTACAGTAATATCAAACCATCTTCCACTAGCATATTCATAGGAACGTGGATACGTATGCTGGGTGACATTACTGTCTAGAGTACATGTGAACGTAATAGCATTATCATCGATCTTAATATAATCACCAGTGGAGAAACCATGACCGACTAGAGTGATGTCTAGCGTACCTGCTGCTGGATCGTAATCAGCATTAGATGGTGAGTGTGTCGTATTACCAACAGAAGTGATAGCAATAGACTTACCAGCAAATGGGTCAGTTCCAGGACGTGGATATGTGTGCTGGGTCTGATTATTATCCAGATCACAAGTGAATGTGAATGAATTGTCAGCAAGAACAACGCCACGTCCAACACCCAGACCATGCTGACCTACAGTGACAGTCATGTCACCTGTAGAAGGACTGTATGTAACAGCAGATGGAGTGAAATACTTATTAGGAGCAGAAGCACCTACATTAATTGTAATTGTGTCTGTGGTTGTTGATTTGATCTGAATGGATCTACCAGAGAAAGGATCAATTCCAGGTCTAGGATACTGTTTATATGACTGGTTGTTATCCATGTCACATGTAAATGTAAATCCATTATCAGCAAGTAAAATTCCTTCACCAGAAGATAGATCATGATCACCATCAATGGTCATTACGAAATCACCAGTAGCGGGATCGTAAGTAGCACCAGTAACAGAATATGATACGTTAGGTCCAGAGGCACCTACATTGACTGTAATTGTGTTTGTAGTTACAGCAGTAATTGGTAGGAGTGATGTGGCAGCTGGTTGATCAGAATCTGGTAGATAGTGCTCAGACCTATTGTTGTCCATAGCACATGTAAATACAAATGATTCGATGTCTAATCGGATCGAATCATTTGTAGTTGCGTTATGAGCATTAGCAAATGTCATTACGAAATTGCCGTTGGCAGGATCGTAGGTAGCATCTGTTGGAGTTAGTTGTGCTGTAGGTGTGCCGTTGGCATCAACCAGAATAGTATTATCTGTGAACTGAGGAATATCAGTATAGGTAGCACTTACACTAGATCCAGAAGCTGTCTTCCAGTTTCTCATTGCCTGGATAGACAAATCTCTTACTTTCTGGAACGTATATCTAGTAGCACCAAGTTCGGAAACAGGAACTCCAGTTAGAGTAGTTCCTTGGTAATACAATTCAGCAGCACTTACAGCACCAGTATTACCACCAAGAACTAAGTCTCTTAGAACTCCATTTAAAACATAATTGACATCCCTACGACACTTACGCTCATCAATATTACTGAGAGCAAGAGAAGGATATTGCTGTTTAGCACTCTCGTATGCTTCATCAGCAATGTAATGTCTATTTCTTGAAATTAGATAAGCAGCATCTAGATATGTTCCAGAAGCATCGTTAGCGAGAACATCTACGAATAGATACGATAAAGTATCGATAGCAGACCTTACATTATCACAAGCGGGTGATGACGTATCATCAATAATTGTGGGATCAATATACTGATCCAAAGAAGAATATTGAGGAACATAAACTGGTTCGCCAGCAAGACCTGTTCCAGTACGCCACTTTCTCATGGCATAGATTGCTAACTCTCTAGCATACTCAATAGCTCTTACGGTCTGAATGATTTCGTAATCAACGTAATCAATTTGCCCAGCAGAGTAATATCTCTTAGCAGCATTGATAATATTGTAGTTGCTACCAAATTCTAAATCTTGGATGAGAGCATTAAGGAAGTGACCAACGTCTCTACGGCACTTAGCATCGCTTATGGGGATGCTATAACTTGGATAGACCTTCTGGGTTGTTACACCATCAATGACACACGATACAGTCAATCCAGCGAGAAGGATCGTATCATCTTCTGAGAATGCTGGGGCAGAATCAAGAGTAATTGTTGCACAACCAGTAGTATCAAAATCATAATCAAAGTTAGTGACATTATATGTAACACCACCATTAGTAACCGTGCCGCCGCTTACATAGGTATGGTCAAATCTTGAAGTGCCTAGGTAAATCTTAAAGTCGTTACCACCACCAGCACCAATATCAAAAGCAAAGAAGTATTCTTGCTTGAATTGGTCGTTGACTTTTCTTACAACTTCATCAGCAATAAAGTCAATATTATTTCTAATTTGTAAACAAGCATCCTGATATCTTCTTGCTACTGGTTGAGCAACTGGGAACTTGTTTGGTGAGTTTAGTAGTGATAACGTAACTGACTTCGAGAACGTTCTTACACTTGGGGTAGCACCCACAGATCCTGGATCCCAGGCATCCTCTAATTGTAATCCTAAAGAAGTTGGAACTTTCTTTGGAAGTACAAATCTTCTAGAACGTCCATCAGCATCTTCAATGACTTTGTAAATTCTATGCTTACCATTGAAGAATGAAAGGTCTGGAGAATTGGTTGGCATTCCAGAGATTTCAATCTCTTCACCCTCTTTAAAATCGTGGATGTTAGAGGCACCGTCTAGTTGGTTTGTGTAGAAAACAATACCACCTAAATCTTCGGCGCTACCATAAATTTCATTTTGGAAACCATCGGTAAATGTTCCCTCCTTGGTGAAATCAATGAGTTGAATTGGTAGGTCATCACTGATTTCATATTCTTTATTAGTAAATACTACTTCTCCCTCTGGCGTAGTAGATTCTAGTTCTGTAGCATTAAAAATATATGCTCCACGTGTAAACTGGAAATCTACAGTTCCGTTGGTAGCAGTTCCTGCACCATGAGTAGGAGCAGATGTACCAGATGTACCAGCGGTAGTTACAGTATATACATATGCCGTCAAAGATTGATCTGGTAGAACAGCATCAGTCCAAACAACGTTACCTACAACATAATCAGTATTAGGTTCCCACTTGAATGTTCCTGTTCCACCATAGAAGAATGATTCTGAGTTATTAAAAGATTCACCAGCAGTTTTTACAATGTTGTTTAATCTACCAGTCTTATATCTGTCTGGATCAGATAGATCTGTGCTGTCAAATACTACTTCTCCAATAGTACCAGTTGCTTGAGAGTTGACACCAAAAATTTGAATGCCAGCTGATAACTGATCTAATCCTGTTAGGTTAGAATTAAATAACGCTGAGAAAGACTCGTTACCAAAGAACTGATGACCTACAGGGAAGTTAGTTCCGAAGTCTCCATTGGCAGCAATATCATAAGTAACTCTTTGCTTGTCGTCGAAGACCATAGCAAAGTCCCATGTGCCAACGGAAGCACCAGAAGCATTAACTTGGTCTTGGTAAGTTACACCAATAACGTAGTTTTTGTCGCCAAACTTAAAGATGTGTTTGTTTTTATTGATGGGTCTGATAATAACCAGACGAAGGTTGTCACCTACAACAGAAGCATCAGGGGGAATTGAAATTGGGTTGTCTTCGTTATATTCACCACCAGCAACAATAATAGATTCTTTTACACCAGGAGTTGTCCATGCCAGTTGACATGCTCTCTTAATTGTTCTAACAGGGTTAACTGGCGAACGACCATCATTATTATCATTACCAATTTGTTCAGAAACATAGATACGACCACCAACGTCATTCGTTGCTAGGTTGAGGACGTATTCTGTTGTAGCAACTTTGGATGATCTATCTCCTAGCAAAGGAGTAATAGAACGAGGGAAGAAACCTGATTCTCCAGTTTCTCCGTAATAAGGTAGTGTAACAGAGTCTACCCTAAAACCAATATGCTTGACTTGTACAGTACCATTTAATTCCGTTCCATCATCATGGAATGGTGGCAAAATATCAGTTACACCACTATTCAACATCTGATAGATGTTGTTTCCTTCCCAATAGTATGCGTCTTTATTTACTTGTGTGTTGGTTGGGAATCTTGTTCCTGTACCGTTTGCCCACGTTTTGAGGTCTGGAGTGCGCAGTTTTACATCTGGAGTTACCAGATTGTTAATATCCAGGTTGAGAATATTTGCTGTATCAGAAATGATAGAGGTTGATGTTCTGATAGCACCATTAACATCAAGTTCAAAGTCAATGGTATCAAGAAAAGCAGTAGCAGAACCACCGTTACCACCACCACCTGTAATTTCGATAGTGGGGGGAAATTCGTAACCATCTCCTGGATTGTCAACTTGGATTCCAGTAATTCTACCGAAATTATCTGTAGAAGCAGAAGCAATTGCTTGAATACCACCTGGCAGAGTAGGGGCAGACAAGTTAACGGATGGTTGGGAGGTATATCCAATACCTTGGGTGTCTACAGAGATAGCATCTACACGTCTTCCCGTTCTATTGATACCAACGCGGGGTAGACCAGATACAGCATCGACTTTTGCCTGGAAGATTTCTCGTTCTTCAATTCCAGAACCAGACCTGATACGTACTGACCCAGATCCGATAATAGTGGAATCAACGCCTCTAAGTTGCTCTCTGTCAGAATTAAACTGAAAACTCATGTTACTATCCAGCCTCTGCCGATGGTTTTATTCTCTTATCTATTTAGCATCATGTCCAGTCAATGCGTACTACTTGAACGTATGCTAACCATTTAACTGTCTGCCCTGGAGCCCCTCCAGATTTGCTAACAGAATAACTAAATCTATTGGCAGCGCCAGTGTCAAATAAGTCTACAGTCCAGGTTTCTCCAGCAGGAACACTGTCTTTAATGATAGTAGTGAGGTTGGAAAGTTCGAGAACGTCACCAAGGTTACTTACAGAAACAACCGATTCTATTTTTTCTGAAAAATGTCCGCCGCCAGTATCATTTACACCAATTACATGTGCTGTAATAAAGTTAATAGTATTTGATGATAATGTAATTTGAGTTCCACTATTGTCTAGAGAAAGAACTGCTGTAGTGTTTCCTCTAAGAATGTATGATGTCGAATTAGCATCAGTAAATACATTGTTTCTTACTTCTAATGTGTTGACATTAGTAAGATCTTTTGTATCTGTAATTAGAGTTGTGTTCTCTACAGAGAACCCTCCAAATGAATCAAATGTTTTTAATTGTTCTGCCATTTAATTTACCTCTTGGTGATAGTGTTTACAATAATCATTTCAACATCATCGCCCGTTGCTAATCCATCGTCCAAGGTAACAGTCATACGAACGTTACCGTTAGAATCAATATCAAATACCGTAGAGAATAAATCAACTCCTGTTTTTACATTATTAGTATCAGTGAAGAATACGTCGGACCCTTTATGGGTAACAAAATATTCAGCAATCTCTCTGTCATTTGTAGTTACATTAAAAGCAGTTACTTCTACCTTAGAAGATAACTCAGTTGCTGTAGCATAAATCGAGGCATTGCCAGAATTAAGAGTTCCCCTTTCTAAACTAAACTTAGCAGAATCCATTTTGAAATTCTTCATCTCAATAGTTTTTAACTCTTGATCAAAGAGTTTTACATTATTTGGAGTTCCAGTGCCATATCCTAAGTTGTAGAAAATGTCTCCATTATTTGTTAGTCTTAGCAAATGATCGGCAAAAAGACCACTTGATAAACCTAGGTCTAGATTATCCTTTTGAGAAAGAATTAAACTAGTATCAACGGAAGTGTTATCAAATTGTAGATCTAAATTATTAAGTGTAAGCAGAGAAGCATTTATATTAACATCTCCCGAAGAGGAAGCGATAGTATCAATAGTATCAAACTCTAATTGAGTTTCTGTAACTCTTAATGTATTGCTTCCATTGTTGAAGAAGTATAAAATATCCTCGTCGCTTCCAGGAGAAACTTCGGCATCAATTTTGGTATCTTGATCAACGTCTTTTACTCCGCCAAGACCACCCCACTGATTACCGTTATATCCTTCAAACTGATTATCGTCAGTATTATATCTAACAGAACCTTGTTCTGGGTTTCCTTTTTGATTGTTGTCTCCAACAGGAACAACTAAAGAAGTTACAGAATCAATCTTAACTTTCTGACCAGCAAATGGTCTTACCTTTAAATCTTCTGATTCTGTGGAAATCTCATTATTAGAAAAACGTAGTTGGTTATTTACTAGTAGATCAGTAAATCCTAGTGGGTCAATACGGAGTTCAGAAATCTCTTCAAAAGTCAACGAAGAAACAGCAGAAGTATGATACGCTAAAGTTGCACTTCCATTACTAAAATTGTTGCCACTAGTATCGGTTGGTTCAGCCCCCGATGTTGCTGTAGTTCCTCCTGTTACTACTACGTAAATACTATTTCTATACTTAAGATATTGTCCAGCAGTTACTGGGGAGTTTGCTGTCCATTCTACTGAAGCAGGAGCAGTAGTGTTTACTGACCTTACTTTCTTTACATTAACAAACTCTTGATACTCTGGAGTAAATTTTAAGGTATTGATACCATCATTAATAAACCATAATGTATTGTCATTGGCACCTACAGTTTCTTCAGCAAGGATAGTAGTGTTGCCATCAAGATCTCTTACTCCTCCCAGAGATGACCATGAAGCAGTAGTAGCACTGAATCCTTCATATTGATCTGTGTCAGTATTAAATCTTACGTAACCAAAATCAGATCCTGTTAAGGTTGGTCTCTGGTTAGTGTCTCCAACAGGTAAACGTAGAGCAACTGTGTTATCAATATAAACCGTATCAGAAAAACTTGGTTTTAAAACAATATCACTTGTAGATTCAACTGTATTAGAAGAAATTTCTAATGCTGATAAACTAGTGCTAAATGTATCGGCAGTGATAGTACCATTAGGGGAATCAATGTTGCCGTTATCACTTAAAACTAATTGTGTTGTTAAAGTGCTATCTTGAAGTCTGAGAGCTCCAGTGTTGTAGGTATAACCACCACCATTTAAATTAACAATTGTTGTTAATCCATTATTATTGATAATAGAAACGTTATCTAACGTGCCAATGTCAGCAACAGCTGCTGTTAATTTATTTGATACGTTAGAAAACTCACTAGTGACGGTTGGTGCTTCAACTTCAACAGCAGTAAATTTACCAGTTACCACATCAGATTTAATTACATCCGTAGAAGAAACTTCAAATGCTTCTAATACAAACCCAGATCCAAATGTTTTGGGGTTGTTCGGATCAATGGTAATAGTACCAGCAGTTCCAAACAAATCTCCCATTCCTTCATGACTGGATCCAAGTCCTTTACAATAGTAATATAAAGTTGATGGGGTGTTCTCAGTAACTTTTAATTGTAAACCTTCTGCTGTTGCTGTAACTCCATCAGTGTATTCAGCACCAGCAAAAGTTAATGTCGCTGATCCAGATCCAGCTGGGAACTTAGTCAGTGTTACTTGAGTGCTGGAGTCTACAGTCTCAACAAAAGTATCTCCTTCTAAAACTCCTACTCCAGCAGCACTAACTACCATTCCAACCGAGATACCAATAGTTGAAGCTACGGTTATTTGCTTAGAATTTGTTTCTAATGATACTCCAACACCCTCCAATCTGCTTGGAGCATATTGTCCTCCAGGGAAAGTAGACAAACCAAAAGTATGGTTAGCATTAGATCCATCTTGAGTATTGAATAGATAATTACTTCCCTCATATAAAGTGATATTAGGAATAAGAACGCCATCAATTCTATACTTTGCTTTTTCCGTAGAAGCAGTATTGATTGTATACGATGTAGATCCAGTTCCACTAAATCTAACTGTATCACCATCTGCTAGTGGATCAGTATCATCTAACTCTACTAATACTTCTGTGATATTACCACCAGCAGTGCCGATTGCTTTTACTACCAAATCTGGAAATGTTGTAGCACTATCAACCGTAATGGTCATATCATCTGCTGGTGATGCTCCTCCAATTAAATTACCAGCAATAACTAAACTATCTCCAAGAACATACCCACTACCACCACTAACTATATTGGCACCTGATGAACCATCTGCTAGTCTAAAGACATCGAATACAGCACCAGATCCTGTACCTCCAGTAGGAGAAAGACCGCTGTAAGAACCGTTGCCTGCTGCTGGAACACTACTCGATGCTGATTGGAAAACAATGATCTCTCCATCTGGTTTTCCAATAATATCACCAACAGAAAGAGCAGATGAACTAACTGATGTACTAAATGTTATTGATTGAATAGGATCTACGGTAACAACCTTTTCAATATTTTGTGTTAATTCTGATGGATTGACACTGAAAGTATCTCCAACAAAATAACCATTTCCTTCATTATTGATAGTAACGATACTGATAGCACCTAAATTATCAACACGATATGAGAATGGACTAGGACTTGTGCCAAAAGAAGGAGCAAAATTAACTACAATCGCCCCAGGAGTTTCTGGAGCAGTCGAAAGAGTAACTACATTGTTGACAGTATCAACAGTAGATACGGTAGTGTTCTCAGCTAATTCTCCAGCACCAGATACCTTTTCTACAACATCTCCAGGACTAATTAAACTAGCATTTGGTACTACAATATCTAAAGTATTTACTGGCGTGAAAGATAGAGTTGCTGTTCCGTCTAAAATTGGAGGAAGGTTGAAAGTGACAGTAGTTGAGTTTGGAACAGCACTAACTGTTACACCTTGATCTAATTGACCAATACTTCCTGGTTCAGTAAATACGTTCATTCCAGGAACAATGCCAGCTGTAGAGGCAACAGTCGCTGAAGTCGATGCTACTGACAGTGTTGTTGATACTCCTGTAACTTCACCAGAAAGAGTTGTGGAAACGTTAGATACTCCTACTGGGAATGTAAGAACATCAGTAGGAACATATCCAGTTCCAAAATT